ATTATTGGGAAAGTGTTGGACCTGCATGGGACCGTATGCTAAATCCAAATAAATACGAAGAACAATCGGAGTAGCCAATGAAAAAAATATTATTAAGCCCTGTGTGGAGTGTAATTACACTTCTTCTATTAACTTATTTGACAGCAATTAATCCAAGTCTTTTAGAAAGTTTAAGGCTACGTTATTTCGATCAACTTATTGTTAATCAAGAACCAGTAGAAAATAATGTATACACAGTCAATATAGATGAAGCAGCACTCGAAAAGTACGGACAATGGCCGTGGCCCAGAGGTGATTATGCAGATTTAATTATTGATTTATACAATAGAGGTGCAGGCTTAGTAGTTTTTAATGTATTAATGGCTGAACCAGACCGTGCTGGAGAAGACGAAGAACTTGCATTGACAATGCAACAACTACCTGTTATATTAAATATGCTCGGAGCCGAGGAAAGCAAAAATGAAGCAATTAATCCAGGCGCTACTATTATTAACAGTGACTATATTAGTCTTATACCTAGCGTTCCGGGAACCATCAGCAATATACCAGATATTGAATACTCCGCAGTTGGTAGTGGAATAGTAGATACATTCCCAGAGCAAGACGGTGTAACACGTAGATTACCACTTGTTGTTGAAAGTAACGGAACATTGTATCCAGGTGTTACAATGGAAGTGCTACGTGTTATAGCAGGTGATCCAAGTTTCCAAATTAAACTAAACGAGTTTGGCGTAGACAAACTACGTATACCACAGTTTGGTCCTATACAAACAGATGAACTAGGTCGTGTATGGATTGACTGGAGTCAAAAGAATAAATCATACAGTGTAATGAACTTGCCTGACGATTTTGAAGGCGGAATTGTATTTGTAGGTCCAACTGCAGCAGGTATTGGACAGCCAGTTGCTACTGCAGCAGGTAGTATTTTCCCACATGAAATACATGCAACAGTATTAGGCACAGTGTTTAATGAATCAAACATTGAAAGACCTGGATGGGCAACTGATGCAGAACTGTTTGGCTTTTTAGTTGCTGGTTTATTAATTATTGTACTTGCTCGTTGGACATATGTTGGCATTGCAGTGTTCGTTATAGCAGTTGCCGGCGGAGTTATCGGTAGCATATATAGTTTTAATAACTACAATTATTTGGTTGACGGCGCAACATCTAGTGCATTTTTAGTGCTCGTAGGACTTACACGCTATATTGTTAAGTTCTTAGATGAATTTTTACAAAAACAAGCAATTAAGAAACAGTTTGCAGGATATGCAAGTCCTACAGTTGTTAAATTGCTACAAGAAAATCCAGACTTAGTTAAAAAAGGTATAAAGAAAGACGTAAGTATTGTTTTCTCAGACTTGCGTGGCTTTACACCACTTGGAGAATCATTTGGCGATGATGTTGCAGGACTTACACGTATTATGAACGGATATATGGATGCTATTACAGAGCCTGTACTAGATGCAGATGGTATGATTATCAAGTATATAGGTGATGCTAGTATGCACATTCACAATGCGCCAATAGATGATGAGCAACATGCACGTACAGCCGTGCAATGTGGCTTAGATATGTTAAAAGCAGTGGAGAAATTCAATGAAGAAGTTATTATACCAGAAGGGAGGCCACCTGTCGGCATGGGGGCTGGTATTAATACTGGTCTTGGGTACATTGGTGAAATGGGGTCTACTAAGCGTCACAGTTATGATGTACTCGGGGACGCAGTAAGCACAGCCGCACGTGTTGAATCTAAGTGTAAAGAATATGGATGCTTGTTACTTGTCGGTGAAGCAACGTACGAAGCAACTAAAGATGACTTCTTTTACTTAAAAGTTGACGACTTACAAGTTAAAGGTAAAAGTGTAGGCTTATCAATATACACAGTGTTAGATGATATGAAGCCTGCTTGGAAAGTAGCACAACGTAAGCACACAGAAATGCATGATATGTATCGTGCAAAAGAGTTTGACAAAGCTATAGAAGAGTGTAAACTTTTATATAATCTGTTTGATGGTAAAATGTCAAAATATTATGACATGTGGATAGAGCGTTGCGAGTATATGCTTACACAAGATTTACCAGATGACTGGAACGGAGTGTTCATAGCAACAAGTAAGTAATGTTAAACTATTTTAAAAATTTATTAGGTACTATATCGCCTGAAGAAAAACGTACAACAGATGACATCAATGTAATTTGGTGTCATGGTGCAAACCAAACAAGTCTTAGTTTTAAGTATTTGCAAACTAGAACACAATTTCCAAATGAAATAATGGTAAACTATTCTAGTATGAATCGTTTCTATGACAACCTAGAAATGATTGCTGATACCTGTAAAGGCAAAGGACCGCACTTTGTTATAGGACATAGCATGGGCGGATTGTATGCACTACACTTAACCAAATATGTCAGAGTAGTAGGCGGTATTAGTATAAGCACACCGTTTAGAGGTAGCAGTACAGCAGATTGGGCAAAGTATATTGTGCCAAGTTATCCACTGTTCAAAGATATCGGACGTAAAAGCGATCCAATTAAAGAAGCTAATGAAATAAAATTAGATATACCATGGACACAAATAGTTACTACAGCAGGTTCAGTACCTTATCACAATGGACCAAATGATGGAGTTTGTACTATTGCAAGCATGTCGCATAGAACTGACATGACACATGTAGAAGTTAATCACACACATTATGAAACAATGGTTTCAGATCATGTTGCAGAGATTATAAAAACGGAATATAATCGTATCCTCAAATAAATACTACAGTTATTTGTGAGAGGATAATAAGACATGAGTGAACTAAAAGTAAACGAGTACGATGTAGTACTTTTGAAAGCTGTTGATGGCGATACTGTCGACGTAGATATTGATTTAGGATTTGGAATTTGGCTAAGAGATGAACGTGTTCGTATTATGGGCATTGATACACCTGAAAGCCGTACTTCAGACAAAGTAGAAAAAGTATTTGGACTAGCAGCCAAGACTAGATTAAAAGAACTATTAGAAAATGGTGCTGTTTTAATTACTACAGAAGATAAAAGCGGTGAGGATATGAAAGGCAAGTTTGGACGTATCCTAGGCGATTTTAAAATACCAGACGGACGTAAAGTAACAGATGTGTTAATTGAAGAAGGACATTGTGTTGCATACTTCGGAGGTTCAAAAGACGAAGTACAAATGAAACATATGGCTAATAGACAAAAATTATTGCGTGAAGGTGTTGTTTCACAAGAAGACTATGACGAAGCAGTTGCACTAATGGAATCTAAATAGCAAAGATTACAATAATTAAGTAAGTCGTGTAGTGTAAAATCTGATCAACTGTTGAATATATCCAATACGTCTTGGTTCCATACTTTACATTTGTTTTAGATTGATACCACGACTTACTGTAATCAATTGCAAAGTGTGCTATAAAATCAAATAACAGAATCCATAGTGCATTAATTATTCCGACAAAAACGATAGCGACTAAAAATGCAAGCACAGCGTGATGTATACAGTGTATTAATAGTCTGCCATTTTTTAAATTAAGTTTTCCGCCTTTATATTCTAAACGTGATTGCAGTGCTAAGTCTGCTACAGCATGTTTGCATACAAGCAAAAACATAAAAATTAATTCAGTCATCAGTTTTTTCTTTTACTTCTCGGTATATTTGTTTTAAGTCGTCAAGTGAATAGACTTTTTCGTGTTCATCTATTGTTATATCGTGTTGTTCGAGTATTTTTTGTAAATGAGCAATTCTTTCTTCATAATCACTGTGCTGATCTCGTAAAGTTAAGACAACATTAAGTTTTTGATTAAGTCTAATTAAATCATTATCTAACATACGAATACGATCAATTAGTGCAATTAGTGTCATGCTTGCTTCACTAAGCACAGGATCGATTTCTTCAGTAACCCATTTCCAAATAAAGTATATAAAATAACCCATGCCGCCTGCAGCAACAATAGGAAATCCTAATTCTTTAATTGTTTGACTTATCTCTACAGGATCCATTAGCGTCTGCGACCTTTCCAAACATCAGCAGCATTTACTCTGATAAACGGACGATTGGTTTCGTTTTTGTTTGGATTTTCAATAGTAATCATTACACGTTTGCCTTGATTAAATGCTTTACGTTGATTAATTAATTTTAATGCAGGATCATTTACACGTGTTTTCAATGAACCGCCGTGTTCGCCTTTGCTTGTTTGTGTTGATCTTAGTTTTTTCTTTCCCATTATATGTCGTCCTTATCTTCGCCGATTTTAATTAACCAGCCTTCTTTGTTAACTTTATATATATCGCCCGGTGAATATAAAGGCTGTTGTTTACACCCGAGGTTACCGTCACGGTCATAACCCATCACTTCTCCGGGCCAATCGCCTTCGACTCTAAATTTGTCTATACCACTATGTACTGTATAATCTAACCAAAACATTAGTCTTTCCTTGCATCTGTTTTACCGTCGGCTCGTGCAATACGATCCACATCTGGTCTTAATCCTAATGCGTTACTCATTAGTGTATCAATTCTAACTACATCATGGTTCATTGTTCTAATTCGGTTATCTAATCCCATAATAATGCCTTTTAAACTATTGACACTACTTGTAACACCTGCTAGTATGAACTTTAGCGTTAAAAATACAAAGTAACCTGCGCCTAGTGCGCCCGCAATAGGGAATCCAACGTCTGCTATGAATTTAAATATGTCACCCATTTTGTTCACTCATTAACTGCTAATGTTATTTATAGGATCGATGATGTTAAATACTCTTATGATAACGGAAAATGAAAATAAAACATGTGAAGAATGCGATGATCCGTGCGACGATTGTAGCGATCACAATGTGTTAAGTGATTGGATTAAATCTCAGCCAGTCAAAAAAGAGGTTGACAACGAAAAAGAATCATAATATATTATTAACATATCACTAACAACGGGGAGTAACCATGTACGTGGTTAAGGATAAGAACGGTAACGTAGTTGCCTATTGTAGCCAACATCAAGATGCACTAGCAATAGCTAGTGGCGCAATTGTAGATAAACAGAAATACACTGTAGAAAGAATGTAAATGATTGAAGGATTTAGGTTACCTAAAGTAACATTTAAAACACGTGTCCGTGATGATAGTATCGATGGACCAAACCCATTCCGTTGGGAAGATAAAACAACAGATGATTATTTTAAAGGCAAGCGAGTAGTACTATTCAGTTTGCCAGGTGCGTTTACACCAACATGTAGTACATATCAACTTCCAGGTTTCGAAGAGCATTATAACAAAATTCGTGATATGGGCATAGATGAAGTTTATTGCATGAGTGTAAATGATGCGTTTGTGATGAATGCATGGGCAAAACAACAGTGCATTGAACGTGTAAAAGTTATTCCAGATGGATCAGGAAACTTTACTCGTTTTATGGGTATGTTAATCGGTAAAAACCATTTAGGCTTTGGACTACGTAGTTGGCGTTATATGTGTATTATCAACGACGGTGTAGTAGAAAAGTGGTGGCAAGAACCTGGTATTAATAACGACGGCGAAGATGATGATCCATATATCGAATCAACACCAGAAAACTGCTTGACATACTTAAATAGTACTGTTAAAAAAGAAGTGTTCCAAGTTTAAGGAGAAAACAATGAGACATATTTTGTTAAGTGTTGTGGCAACTTTATTATTTGCATCTACTGCTTTTGCAAATGCATTTACAGCCACTGGAAAAGTAGAACGTATACAACCTGTATATACAAAAGTTCATCAACAGCAACCACAACAGGTATGTCAAAATGTTGAAGTACCAGTTTATGGAACTGTACAAGGAAACGGTGCCAACGGCGGTGACGTACTTGCAGGTATGATCATCGGCGGACTACTAGGCAAAGGTGCTACTGGTAAAGATAATGGTGCAGCCGCTGGTGCTGTTATTGGTGGAATTATTGCCGCAGACAAAGGCAAAAACAAACAAGTTATTACAGGCTATCGTACAGAAACACAATGTTCAACACAGTATGTTAACCAAACAGTAAGTGTTGTAAATGAATATGATATTACATATAATGTAAATGGTAGCCGTTTTACTATGCGTGTTAATCGTGTGCAAGGCGAAAATGCATATGTAGGACAGCGTAAACAATTCCGTGTTCGTTATCAACTCTTAAACTAAGAGGACTTTATGCCTAAAAAATTAATGAGTAAACAACAGCGTTTACGTCAAGCAGAACAAGAACACCAAGAGTTCTTGGCTAAGTATGGCGTGGATGATGCAAGTCTTAAACGTAAATTGTATAACAAATACGGTGAACGTAAAAGTGTAAACAAGATACCAGATTATAGTGAACACCAAGGACATGCAATCGCACTAAGCAATAATATTAGTGGTAGTGCTGCACAAAAAGATAGACAACAGTATACCGGTGACTATATAATTGGTATTGCAACAACACATAAAAGTAATCTTATGCCCGTTACAAGTCGTAAGCAGGCAGTAGAAGCTAGCACAATGAGACGTAACTAATGCCTATACATGCAACACTTGATTTAGAAACACTTGACACTTGTCCGCAAGCAACAGTGCTTACAGTAGGCGGAGTTAAGTTTGATCCATTTACTGCTAAAGATCCTTACGATAAATTTTATTATAAAATTAGTATCGACGACCAAGACAAACTTGGGCGCACAGCAAGTGACGGTACAATTGAATGGTGGGGTAAACAAGACCCTGCAGTAATGGAAGAAGCATTTGATCAAGATGGTGCAGTTACAGTTCAAGAGTTCTTGGATGCATTACAAAAGTGGGTCGTAGGTGTTGATGTTTTTTGGGGTCAAGGTTATGGCTTTGACTTTACAATATTAGAAGATATGTATCGCAGTGTAAAGCGTCCTATCCCATGGCAGTTTTGGCAAATAAGAGATAGTAGAACATTGCTACAATTACTACGTGAAGATCCACGTAAAAAAATGCAAACAAATTTACACAATGCATATGCAGATGCATTTTATCAGAGCAAAGCAATTCAAATTGCACACAGTGATTTAGGTGTTACAAGATGACAAGATGGTACGACTATGTTGCTGCATTTGGCTTTGCCAATTTTATAGCAATTAGTTTTTTTAATGTACCAGCACTTGGTGCTCTAATGGCATGGGGTGCATATGAAGTATGGATGCAAGTATATTGTCAGTATAGATTAAAACAGGAGAATGACAGATGGCGTTAGTGCCAATAGTAATTGATAAAACAAGTGCAGGTGAACGTAGTTATGATATCTACAGTCGTTTGCTTAAAGACCGTGTAGTAATGCTAAACGGTGCAGTAGAGGATCATATGGCTAACTTAATTGTTAGTCAACTATTATTTTTAGAAAGTGAAAATCCAGATAAAGACATTACGCTTTATATTAATAGCCCAGGCGGTGTTATTACAGCAGGTATGAGCATTTACGATACAATGCAATATATTAAACCTGACGTAACTACAGTTGTAATGGGTCAAGCCTGCAGTATGGGAAGTTTCTTAGCACAAGCAGGTGCACCTAATAAACGTTATGTGTTACCAAACAGTCGTACAATGATTCACCAACCAAGTGGAGGTGCTCGAGGTATGCAAAGTGATATTGAAATTCAATACAAAGAAATCACACATATGAAAAAACGGTTGACAGAATTGTATGTAAAGCATAATAATAAAGGTAAGACTTATGCTGACTTTGAACGTGACATGGATCGTGATACATTTATGACAGCGCAAGAAGCAGTAGACTATGGTCTTGCAGATAGCGTAATTGAGAAACGCTAAATATGAGACAGTGGACTATGTGTTCGACCCACTATAAATATTCCGCACACTCCATTAGCCAAGGAGTATAAAATGAGTTACTACTCGACAAAAACATATGGGCACAACATAGGATTAAGTGCCTGCTTTAGACAACCTAATGCACATTCACACTGTAAACTATTACACGGTTACAGTTTGCAATTTAAGTTTACATTTGCAGCAGACGAATTGGATGAGCGCAATTGGGTTGTAGACTTCGGAGGACTTAAACCTTTGAAGGCGTGGTTAGAAGATAATTTTGATCACAAAGTTGTTTTAACAAAAGACGATCCTTATATGGATTATTTTAAACAACTACAGCAAGTAGGATTAGCAGAGCTTACTGTACTCGATGGAGTAGGTGTTGAAAAGTTTGCTTATCATGCTTGGGTAAAAGCGCAAGAACTTGTAAACGAAATGACAAATGGTCGTTGTCGTTGTATTGAAGTTGAATGTGCAGAACATGGAGCAAATAGTGCAATTTACCGAGCGGAGTAAATGGGCGAATTGTCTTTAGATCTTAGATGGGGTGCAAGTTGGAAACAAAATAATCGTTACCACTGCACCTTATCTATAAAACGAGATTATTTCGATAACGAACGCTTCTCGACTTTTTTGTTTGATACGTTTGGAGATGCATGGGGATCTTGGAAATTTGATAAACATATACATGGTATAGAAATTTGGTTTAAAAGAAAACAAGACATGCTAACATTTAAACTATTGGTACAAACAAATAGTCATAAACACGATTAAGGAGAAATTTAATGTTTAATACAATTAAAAAACTATTAGGTGTAAGTGCACCAGAAGTAAAAGTTACAACAACTGATGCGCCTGCCGCAGATAAAATTAAAGCAGCAAAATCAAAAACAAAACCTGTAACTGTAAAACCAAAAACAACAAAAAATGAAAACAAACAAACTAAAGGCACACTAACAAAAATGACAAAAGTTCAAATTGATGAACTAGCAAAAGAAACATTTGGTGCTGACTTAGATCGTCGTACAACAAAAGATGCGATGATTAAAGAATTTCTTAAACTCCAAAAGAAAGGTTAAATTACAGTGACATACATTGTAGATGATGCTTGTATTAAATGCAAGTACACAGACTGTGTTGCAGTTTGTCCAGTAGATTGTTTTTACGAGGGCGAAAACATGTTGGTTATTCATCCAAATGAATGTATCGACTGTGGTGTATGTGAACCAGAATGCCCTGCCGGTGCTATTAAACCAGATACAGTAGAAGGTGCTGACAAATGGGTAGAATTTAATAGAAAGTATAGTGAGATTTGGCCAGTTATTTTCGAACAAAAAGATCCTTTGCCCGACGCAGAACAATGGGACGGTGTTGAAAATAAAATGGAACATTTTAGCGAAGAACCAGGCCCGGGCTCATAAATACTCTTAACAACCGAAAGGTAACCAATGCTATTAACAATAACTGAAGCCGCTGAAAACTACCTTAGAGATATGCTTGACAAGAACGAAAAAAACTTTGTAACATTGTCAGTCTCTGGAGGTGGCTGCAGCGGCTTTAAATATGATTGGGACTTTGCAGATACTCCCAATGGTACATTAATCGGAACGATGTTAAGTGTAGATCCAATGGCAGAAATGTTTTTATTTGGATGCACAGTTGATTACGTACAAGAACTAGGCGGAAGTTATTTAACCGTCATCAACCCTAATGCTACAGCCTCGTGTGGTTGTGGCGAAAGTTTTGCTGTTTAGATAGAGGAGAATTAGCATGGCATTAAGTAGTCTTGATATGAACACATTAGCTTCATTAAGATTAGAACAAAAGACAGTACAGTTTGTAAATGGACATGCTAAAGAACGATGGGATTTAAACGACAATGAAATGAGTGTAGTTGACAAATGGATTAACAACCGTATACTAGAATTAGAAAATCAAAAGAAAAAATATGAGGATTAAATGGAAAATAACTTTTTAGAAGAAATACCCATGAACTTGTTTGGAGATATTAACACGTTTCACGAAGCGTGTGATCAAGAGCCGTCAGAAGCAAACTATGATATGTATCTCGGTCTAATTGCAGAAGAATACAACGAACTTGCAGATGCTATTGCAGCAGACGATCGTCTAGAACAACTTGATGCACTTATTGATATTCTTGTTGTTACTATGGGTGCTATTCGAGCAGGCGGGTTTGACGGAGAAGGTGCTTGGGAAGAAGTTATGAAAACTAATTTTGCTAAAATTGATCCAAAAACTGGTAAAGTACGTAAACGTGAAGATGGCAAAGTACTAAAGCCAGAAGGATGGCAACCGCCAAACTTAGAACCATTCTTAGATAAAGTGATCCCAGAAAAGAACATTGTAATACAAAATACCTAAAGCATATATTTTGGATAAATATATGCAAATAAGGATAGTACAATGAAAGCCAGAGAGTTTGTTATAAACGTACCGATCAATATCAAAATAGATGGCGATGGCACTCCAAATTTGGATATGCCCAATACCAAACCTGCGGATCAAGTTCCTGACGAAGAAAAAGTAACAATGTCTCCGTTAGATCAAGAACTTGAAATGCGTAAAGCAGAAATGGGTAAGCAATCTAAATATGTTGATCAAATTTTAAGTGAGCCAGATGATGTAGATTTAGCACCCGCTGACAGAGATGACAGCGATGCAAGCATGGATAGATTCAGAGAAGATATGGGTTTAATACCTAACGGTAAGATCGGTGATATGAAAACCCAGGCAGCAGGTAAGCCGGAAGAACCTGAGAAAGAGGATAAGGACTAAACTCCTCTATAAATATTATAACAAAGGAAGCTCTGAACAATGTCTACTACAGTTTTAAAACATAAAAGATCCAATGTACAAAGTTCTGTACCAGGCACATCAGATGTTGTGTTTGGTGAAATTGCATTGAACACATTCGACGGTCGTTTATACTTTAAAAAGAACGACGGTAGTGGCGAACAAATTGTAACTCTCCTAGAAGTAACTGAAGAAAATCTGGCAATTGACAGTAGTCAACTTACTTACAGTACTTCGAACAATTTGAAAAATGTAATCAATGACCTCGATGATGCTATTGCTGCAGTTGCTAGCGGCAGTGGTGGCGGAATTGGATCTCACGAGCACGACGACTTGTTTGCATTGATTTTTGCAGTGTAAGGTAAGTGTATGCCAAATACGTTTAAGTTAAAAACATTTGACGGTAGTTTGCAGTCTAAAAACACTTTTGCTAGTGTTTATACTGTTCCTGCAGCAACTACTGCTATGGTTTTAGGACTTGGATGTGCTAATATTTTACCAGATACTATTTTTGTTGACGTTAAAGTTTTAAACAATGACGGCGACGATGTTTATTACATTAAAGACGCACCTATTGTTCCAGGCAGTACTCTGGAATGTATGGGCGGCAATCGTATCGCACTAGAAGTTGGTGATGAAGTACAAGTACGAGCAAACTGGGACAACAGTTTTAACGTACTAATGACAGTATTGGAGATAACATAAGATGCCTTATCTCGGTAATGATCCCAATACTGGTGTATACAAAACAAAACGATTTACATATGTTTATACTGCAGGCGTTGGCCAAGGTACATTTAGTGGCGTAGACGATAACGGAGAAACACTTTACTTACCAAAGTTTGGCGAAGTACTTGTATTCTTAGATGGTGTACTTATTCCGCCTACTAGTTATTCGCAAGGTGTTGACAGTGTTACACTTACTACTAGTCCTGCAGCAGGTACAGAAGTACAAATTATTACAGAACTTGAAAGTTCTTTAATTGATGCTTACACTCGTACTGAAACAAATAATGCTATTGACAACCGTTTAGGTATATGGTATAATCAAAACACAGACTTTACTGCAGCACCGCAAGGCAAATACTTTGTAGATGTTAGTTTAAACACAGTAACAGTTACACTACCATTAACACCTGACTTTGGCAATGAAGTAAAAATTGTCGATATTAAAGGTGCAAGTAGAACTAATCCAATTACAGTTGATCGTAACGGACATAAAATTATGGGTGTAGCAGAGAATTTAGTTATTAACAGTAATCGTGCTGCACTAGGACTAGTGTATTTTGACACAAGCGAAGGCTGGGTACTTACAGATAAATAATACTATTATTATGAGGATCTGTTTGCATGTCATTTGCGTTAGCTCACAAACGAAGACAAATTTTTACGTACACTGCTACACTAAATCAAGTCACATTCGGCGGCTTGGACGACTTGTCAAATACTCTTGACTTCCCTACAGGTGCAACACACAAAGTATATCATAACGATAGTTATGTAGATCCGAATAATTATCTTATTTTAAACAATAGTGTAATTTTTAATACTGCACCAAATATTGACAACGGCACACATACAATTAAAATTATTGTACAGACGCTAGAATCGTCGATGAATGATTATGCATTTAAAATTAAAACAAGTGCAGACGATACTGAAGCGTATTTGGTTCAAAATGATCCTAATTACAATCCAACAGATCCAAATACATATTACAGTAAAATAAAAATTGAAGACGACTATCTTATAGCAAAAGACTATGCTCATCAAAACTATGCAATTGGTGCAGCAATGGATGCAATAAGTGATAGTAAATCATTTGCACAAGCAGAAGTATTGCAAGAAATCAGTCGTGCTACTGAAGCAGAAAGTGATTTAGATACAAGACTTGCTATATTAGAAGCGGCAGCAAATCAGGGCTATGAACTTAATACATTTACTGCTACACAAGGTCAAACAACATTTACACTGAATTACGATGTTGGAATGATTGCAGTATTCATAAACGGTATTTTGCTTGACGAATCCGACTACACTGCTACAAGTGGAACAGATGTTGTATTAATAGAAGCAGCAGATGCAGGCGACATTGTTAGTATTCCAGAATATTCAACAAGTGGCGCAGTACAACAAGCAAACCAAGTAACAACATATTCAGGTGCGAATGCATTGCCGAGTAGTAATAACACAGTAGGCGATTTTGCATTTACTACTGATACAAAAAGTTTATACATTTGGAATGGCAGTGCGTGGGATAGAGTGTATAACGGACCTAACCAAACAGTGTCCTGGACTACACAACCAAACGCAACTTATACACTTGCTACAGATGGGTCAGACACAACTATTACAGTATTAGCAACTGATCCAGAAGGATTTGATATTACATATGCTTATGTAACATCTCCTAGTACACAAGCACAAGCAACTATTGTAAACAACAACGACGGCACGTTTACACTAACACCAAGTACAGACAGTGCAGATAACGGTACATTTACTTTTAGAGCAACAGCGACAGATGGTGTACATATAATTTCATCTGACACAACTGTTGAACTTGCACTTACAGGCAGTGGTGGTGGGGGATCTGGATTCTCGTGGGGCGGAGATACTGTAATTATTGCAGGCGGTGAGTTATCTTCCGGAACTAGAATAAGTAATATAGATACTTTTGACATGACTACTACATCTAATGCTACTAATTTCGGTAGCCTGTCGAATTCTGTAGGTAGAACTGCATCTTTATCTGATTCAACAACTGGATTAATTGCAGGCGGACTTGACGGTAGTAGTAATAGTTATAACAATATCGAATACATAACATTTGCTACTCCGGGCACTGCACAAACTTTTGGAATTCTACAAAGTACAAAATACTGGTCTGCACCAGCGTCGAATGGTACAACTGGACTATTTGCAGGCGGTCGTAGTGGTGGTACTAATTACGATAACATAGATTATGTTACTATTGCTACACAAGGAAATGCACAACAATTCGGTGATTTACTTACTATAGGTTATGGAGCAGCAGGCGCCGGTGATGCTACTCGTGCTTTGTTTGCTGGTAATAATAATTTATCAATAACTAATATTATAGAGTATGTAGATTATGCTTCGCAAAGCAATTCACAAAATTTTGGAAATTTAAATCAAACTAACTGGTTGATGGCAGGATTATCTGATTCTACAATAAGCGTATTTGGCGGCGGTATTCGTCAAGTTGATTGTATTGAATATGTTAATACACAAACAATAGGTAATGCAACAGTGGGCGGCAGTCTGACAGGATCTACACAACGACCTGAGCTTGCTGCAACTTCAAATGGTACAAGAGGTGTGTTTGCGGGCGGTTATAGTGGAGGCACATGGCATAATATTGTTGATTATATTACTATTCAATCAATTAGTAGTGCTACAGATCTCAGCGACTTAACTGCAGCCAAAGGCGAAGTTTCAGGAACATCGGGATCTTAAAGGAATAATAAATGGCAATAAACTTTCCAAATAACCCAGTAAACGGTGATACACACGTAGTAGATAATATTACATATACGTATGACAGTGCAAAAGGCAAGTGGGATATATCAGACCAAAGTACAGTATATGGTAATTTAGCAGACATTAGACAATCTATTATTCCACGTTTAGATGGACAATATGATTTAGGTTCTAGCAGTCGTCGTTGGAAAGATTTATATTTGTCTGGTACATCAATTGACTTAGGCGGATTGATATTAACAAATAATAATGGCATACTAGAATTAGATGGTACATCCACTACAGAATATTCACCAACTACACCAACAGATTGGAACGGAACACCACCAACTACAATAAGCGAAGCATTAGACAGACTGGCGGCAGTAGTTAAAACATTAAATGGCGGCACCGGTGCTTAGTAATAAATATAGTAAAGTGAGAAAGTAAACAAATGGCTATTGAATTTCCAGCAAATCCATCAGATCAAGACTCCTTTGTTGCTAATAACGTAACTTACATTTACGACGGCACACTGGGTGTTTGGAACATTTATTCTGGCACAACTTATAATGGCGGCTTTGGCGGAAGCGGCGGCGCTAACGTTACTGTTAGTGACAGTGCTCCAAGTTCTCCAAGCGCAGGTGACTTATGGTGGGAGTCAGATGTTGGCAGACTTAAAATTTATTATGACGACGGTGACACACAACAATGGGTAGATGCTAGTCCTAGCAGTAATACAGTTGGTGGATCTAACTCAGTTATTGCACCCACAGCAATTGGTATTATTAATAATACAAGCGGAACAGGCACAGGATTGTCTTGGGGAAACTGGGATGCTGGAAATGGAACATTAGACATTACTTTTGATAATGCACAACCAGATGCAAACTATGCGGTTGTAACAGACGGTGAATCTCAAGATGATGGACGTTTAGTTTCAGTACAAAATAAAACTACTACTGGATTTGAAATTAGTTTATACGATGTAAATGGTAATGTAACTTCACCAAGTGCTATTAATATTTTTACAGTTATGGTTTTTGCGTCAACTCCTACACAGTTAGTACAAACAAATCCTTATAGTGATAACGCAGTTGACTCACACTTAAATGTAAGTACAGCAACAACAGGCGAAGTACTGAGTTGGACAGGTACAGATTATGATTGGATCACAGGCGGTGGAGGTGGTGCTAGTGTTACTACTAGTGATACAGCACCTAGCAATCCAAGTGAAGGTGACTTGTGGTATGATACAACTGAACTAACAACTTATGTATATTATAACGATGGCAATAGTAGTCAATGGGTAAACGCTAGTCCAAACGGAATGAGTGCAAGTCTTAATATTTCAGACACTGCACCTACAAATCCAAGTGACGGTGATTTATGGTTTGATAGCACTACACTAAAAACATTTGTTTATTATAATGATGGTAGCAGTAGTCAATGGGTAACACTTGTTCCAACTACAGGCGGCACCGGCGGTGGAGTAACAACTTATGCTGATACAGCAACAATGGTTGCAGAATCACCAGACGCAGGTTCACTGGGATACGTAACTGCAAATAATAACTTGTATTTGTATAATGGATCCGGATGGAGCAAAGTAGATACAACTAACAGTGCACCAGTTATTAATAGTGTACAAGATGCAAGTGCAAATACAACTCCATTTAGTTTTGCAACTGATGGCACACCCGTGGTGGTTACAGTTGATGCAACTGATCCGGAAGGCTTCCCACTGACTTATAGTTATAGTGTAACCAGTGGAGCACTAGGAACAACTGCAACAGTTGTACAAGGAACTGGAGCACAATCGAATGAATTTACACTTACACCTGGAACAAATGATCCAGGAGATGCAGGTACGTTTGAATTAACCTTTAGTGTAACAGACGGAGTTGAAACTTCTACTAGTACTGCTGATTTTTCACTAGCATTTTTTACACCATGGTATGGCGATAGAGGATTACTACAATATAACCAGGGTGCTAGTCCTTATAATGAATACGCTGGTGAAGTTGACATTACTACAAATAGTAATGCTACATATTGGGGTGACTTAACAGTACATGGAAACTACACAGGTGCTGCCAGCGATGCTACCATTGGTGTTTGGGTTGGCAATGGACTACAAGGTCCTATGAGTTATCTGACTTTTGCTACACAAGGCAATAGTGTATCGTTTGGTGACGGTGCTAGTTATGGTAATGTAAGTCCTTTATACCAGATGCAAAGTAATGGCACATACGGAATGATGGCAGGTGGGTATCAATCAAACGCTACACCACAAGACGGTATTCCACAAGGTTACGTTGAAGTTATACAGCGTTTTACATTTGCACAAACTTCTACTAGACCGACTGATCATGGTAACTTACGATTAGGAGGTACATTTTATGCAGGAGGTGGCGTAGCAAGTTCTACTAAAGCATTTATTTTTGGCGGCTCTACAGGTTCTATTAACTATGTTCAAGCCATAGATTCGATAACTTTTGCAACTCCGAGTGATTCTACGCAGTTTGGTAACATGAGTGTTGGAGCGACTTATGGTGCTGGAGGAAGTGATGAAACACGTGGGTTCTTTACACTAAGTTATGATAACGGTCATAATGATACAATTGAATACATAACTATGGACACTCCGGGTAATTCTGTAGACTTTGGAAACCTTCAACACGTAAAACGAGCACCTGGTGCAACAAATAATTCAACAAGAGGCATATTCTGGGGTGGTTATAATGGATCGTCGTATTATAACAGCATCGATGTTATTACAATTCAAACTCCAGGGAACGCTTCTAATTTTGGCAATTTGCCAGTACCAACAAACACAAATGGATTATTGTATGAAAGAAATGGTTGCTCAGGAAATGCATCATAAAGGATAACACATGGCACAGAATTTTCCAAACAGTCCAACAAACGGTGACACAACAGTAATAAACGGTATTACATATACTTACGTTAGTGCTTCTAGTAAATGGAGAGCAACACAAGTTGGCGGCAGTGGAGCAGGCAGTGGTGGTAGTGGTACAACAACATATGCTACTATAGCAGAACTTCCACTAACAGGAAACGCAGCAGGTGATCAAGCATTTGTTTCAGGTAATAATAGACTTTATATTTGGAATGGTACAGGTTGGTATAATATTGCACTTATCAATACAGCACCTACAATTACAGGCGGAGGAGCAGGCAGTTATGATTTAGCAACCGACGGTACACCTACGGTCATTACACTAACAGCCGCTGACCCAGAAGAAGTACCAATTACTTGGACTTATAGTGTAACATCAGGTAGTTTAACCAATGGCGGTGGAGTAACTGCAACAGTAAGTCAAGCAGATAATGTGTTTACTATTACACCTACTACAACAGAAGCATATGCTGGTACATTTGGTTTAACTTTTACAGCAAGTGATGGTGTCAATATTGCAACTGATGTAAATTCGTTTACTCTAAACTTTATAACAATAGTAGCTGATTCTAGTTATACTACATTACTACTACAAGCAGATGCAGCATCAACTGATAACCAAACGGATGCATCTACTAATAGTTTTGCAATTACAGAAAACGATAATGTAACTTCAACAGCATTCACACCTTATCACCCTAGAGGTTATTCAGTTTATTTTGATGGCTCTGGTGATTATCTGCGTGATGATACAATCGCCGATTTAATGGATCACACCGACGGAAACAGCGATAGTTTTACCATTGAGTTGTGGGTTTATGATGAAACGCCGGGAGAAACCAATGCTATAATAGGATCAAATTCTACTGCAACAGGTGCAAATGATTTTAATTTACTCAATAATGGTGTGGAGTGGCTAAGTTCAATACAAATGACATTTTCACTTACTGCTAATACTTGGCATCATTTAGTAGTAGAATATGATCGAAGTTCAGGAAACTATCTTTCTTGTTGGTTAGATGGAACGAGGGTAAATAGAGTTTCCGTTTCTGGTGCAATGTCGTTTGCTAATAATCATTTTGCATTTGGAACAGAAGCAGATGCAGGTAATTTTAGTACATTAGGTAATTACTTCCAAGGCTATATGCATGATGTAAAAATTAGTAAGGAAGCACTTTACGGCGATGTTGCAACAATAAGTATTCCAACTGAACCTACATCACCGGAAACTTCAAATGTGTTTAGCGGATTCACTGACAGTTATATTCCTAATGATTTTACTGTTGGCGGCGATCCTAAAACAGAATTATTCGGCTCATATGATTACTCACCGCCTTATAGCAAATCATTGCATGGTGGTTCTGTGTATTTCGATGGCTCCAATGATTATATGACAGTCGGGTCTGCCGCTGACTGGAAATTTTTAAGTGACGGTTCTACAGATTGTACAATAGAAGGTTGGATTTATCTACCAGATATATCAAGTGGCCGTATGGAGATATTATCTACTAATACAAACACAATAACCAATGGTTATGGTGTTACACTCGGCGCAAATATGTTTAGTGCAGGCGATTTAGCTATTCAGTATGCAAATGGAATTGATGGTACGTCTGGTCAGTTTTTAACTAATTCGGGACCAGGGTTTTTTGAAGCAAATACTTGGACACATTTTGCTGTTGTTCTCGATGTATCTGCAACAGAAGTAAAACTTTACAAAAATGGCTCCTTATTTACTACCGGAACAAAATCATATACCTTTGGAAATTCAAATCCATATGACGCTTTAAATATCGGACGATATGTTGGGGCTGTAAGTACAGGAGGATATTTTCAAGGATATATGTCAGATCTTAGAATAACTTCATCTACAGTATACACTGCAGAGTTCACACCACCAACAGAACCACTAACAGCAATTACAAACACGCAGCTTCTTACTTGTACCAACAAACATGAAGTTTGGGATGCTAGCGGTGGTAATTTATTAACTTTAGTTGGAGATACTACAGCAAGTACAACTCAAACAAAATATAGTAATAGTATATACTTTGACGATAGTGGAGATTATATAACCGCAACAGTAGATCCGCCATTGGCAGGAGATTTTACATGCGAAGCATGGGTTAGATTTGATAGCATTTCAGCAGGTAATCAAATTATATGTTCATTTGGAACTTTCACTCCCGCTTTGTTTTATAGATCGGCATCCAATGACATATCTATATATCATGGTACTGCATTCTATCAGTCAGGATTTAATCCATCCGCGAATACTTGGTATCATATAGCTATGGCCCGAGAAGGTACAAGCATACGAGTTTTCATCGATGGCACTCAATACGGAACAACACAAACTTATTCGACATCTATTACAAGCACTAATTTAAGAATAGGTTATGATGGAAATGATTATTTTGGTGGTTATATAGAAGACTTCAGATACACAAAAGGCCTAGCTAGATACACCACAAACTTTACACCACCAACAGGATCATTAGAAGGATAACAAATGGCAGTAAACTTTCCAGATAGTCCAAGCAATGGCGACACAACAGTAATAAATGGTGCAACATATACCTGGGATGGTGTTAAGTGGGACACAACTAGTTTTGCTAGTAATGTTACAGCAACATACGACAGTCCGCTAAACTTGCCAACCACAGGACTAACAAACGGTGACGTTGCTTGGGTAGGTGGAAGTACTAACAAATTATATATTAGTAACGGCACAGGGTGGCTTAGTGCCACACTAACAAATAGTGCACCAGTTATTAACAGTGTACAAGACGCAAGTGCAGGTACAACTCCATTTAGTTTAGCAACTGATGGAACACCTACTGTAATTACAATTGACGCAACTGATCCAGAAAGTTTTGGTTTAACATATTCATACAGTGTAACTAGTGGAGCACTTGGTACTACAGCAACAGTAAGTCAAGCAGATAATGTGTTTACTATTACACCAGGTACAAATGATCCTGCAGA